CCGCCCGGCCACCCTTGCCGGAGCCTCCTACGTCTTTGTCTTCGGAGATGAGGTGAAATATTTCCGGGAAGACAAGATCTCCAACCTGCTGAAGGCAGTCCGTGGCTACAGGCAGGAATATGGTCACAGTGTCTTCTACCGGGGATTCTGTTTCACCACCGATATGCCGGACACCACGCACATCGGGGAATATGACTGGATCCTGAAATACGCCCGCAACATGGACATCCCGGCCATCGTGCTGGTGCTAAAGGCCGGACTGGTCTACAACGAGTGCCTTCACGAGGCTGCCGCCGCCAAGGACAAATGGATGAAGACCCACAGCGGCGAGGATCTTAACATCTACCGCGGCAAGTGCCGTGTGGCCGAGCAGTGGAAGGCGAGGTGGACGGAACTGAGGATGAGGAAGGAAGCCAGAACGTTCTTCATGCTCGCATCCTCGTACATCAATGTGGACATCCTCACTGAGCAATGGTTCGGGGATGCCATCGCTGGTAAGCTGCCTGACCTGAACACGGCCATCCTGTCGATGCGTCCGTCCCTGGAATCCGGCGACCGCTTCTACACATCCCTTGCCGAACGCCACTTCTACTACGACGGCACGGATGAGGATGCCTATGACGGTTTCGGGCTGCTGGATAGGGAGGATTGCAGGGTGCTGAAATATCTCGATATCGACAAGCCATTAATGGCGGGAGTGGACTTCGGGAATATGTGTTCGATGTCCATCGCCCAGAACGACATCGAGAAGGGTCGCGCGTGCATACGTGTGGTGAAGTTCCTCTACACTTTGGCTCCAGAATATGTCCCTGACCTCGGAGAGAAGTTCCGCGCTTTCTTCGCTCCGATGAGGAGCAGAACCCTGATGCTTTACTATGACCGCGCCGGCAACGCCTACAAGTCGGTGGGAGAGGATCAGGTCAGCAAACTCAAGAAGTCCATCGAGTACGATGGGAACGGTCGCCGCACTGGTTGGACGGTGCAGCTGATGTCCATCAACCAGGGCAACATCGGCCAGCCGGAGGAATACTCGTTCATGCAGGAGATAATGAGCGAGCGGAATCCGAGACTGCCGGTGATCCGCATAGACGCCTACGCCGCCAAGAATCTCAAGCTGTCGCTGGAGAGGGCGAGGACTGTTGTGCGGAACGGTGTCGTGTTCAAAGACAAGAGAAGCGAGAAGCTGCCTGTCGAGCAGCTGCCTACCGAATCCACCAATCCGTCGGACTCGTTCAAGTACCTCGTGATGACCAGGCATCTTCGCGGCCTGGCAAGCGGGAAGACGATGCTGCCGTCCGCGGCTGTCGATCCGAAGGCGGTCGGAAAGAGTAGCCGCTGACACACCCGTGCGCCATATATCACCCCGGAACGGAATCGCAATTGCGATTCCTCGGCAGGGCGGCCCGGGGTCTTCTTCGACCGAAAAAGGCACCGTTTCGCGCCCTCAGGACGCAAAGTACTGTATTTCACTCATTTGACGGGAAAATATTCATAAAAGAGTGTCTGTCTGCTGTGATTTCAACGGTTTCCGCTGTCGTTTTGGGCTTCAGCGCGCGCTTCAACAGAAGCCCCGGCCACCATGTTCCGGTTGTCCGGACGCACCCGGCGGCCTTCTCCGGTGTCCTTTATCCAGGCGTGGCTGACGCTAACTTTGTGATATGAACGTATATGAAGCACTGGCCGAGATGAGGCGACTGTCCGAGGAAGACAGGAGCTTCAGTTTCTCGTTCATGTCCTACAATCCATCGAAAGGCACGTCCGACGGCATCGTCTACGTCCGCCGCGGGATCCTGCGGCACAGGGAGATGAAGGAACACAACAGGAACGCAGATCTCATCGAGGGGTACATGGATCTGGAGACCGGAGAGCCGCGACGTTTCTACCAGCCGCTTCTGATGACATTCAACGGACAAAAACTGATACTAGTATGAGCAGAATCGAGAAGATATCCGACCACACGTCCGTCCTGCGGCTGAACGACGGACGGGCTTTCGCGCTTTCCAACAGGGTGGACAACAGCCTTGACTCCGTGTTCTGGATGGCACAGCAGAGGAACTGGGAGCAGCTGCCCCAGACCGTCTGCGGACAGAAGATCGTGCCGTTCGGCCACGACAACAACCTCCCCGTCCACCTTCGGGACATCCTTGACGAGAACAACCTCGGACCGGGAATCCTTGAGAGGCAGATGGGGCTCCTCTACGGGCAGGGGGTGTTCCTTAACCGGCTGGCTTACCAGGAGGGGAACATCGTGCATCACTGGGAGGAGGACAGGGAGATACAGGCATGGCTGGACAGTTGGGACTATGTCAGCTACATCAAGGGATGTATGACCGACTATCTGCACCTGAAAGGATTCTTCGACGCCAAGTACCTTGAGAAAGGCAGGAGAATAGGCAGGGAGCCACGGATCGCCTATCTTGAGCATATTCCATCCAAGAACGCAAGGCTGGAGTGGACGGACAGCCGGGAGATCAAGGATGTCAGGCACATCGTCGTGGGGGACTTCGAGCATTCCTGCGTCGGTACCGGCGTGAGGGTCTATCCGGTCTATGACAGAAGGAATCCGGGACGGTTCGGAGCCTCGGCTTCGTACAACCACACATATTCATTCGCAAGGGATTTCTACGCCGTGCCTCAGTACTGGGGAGCGCTGCGCTGGATTGTCAAGGGTTCCGAGGTCCCGACCATATTCAAATACGTCACGGACAACGGCATCAACCTCGCCTATCTGGTGAAGGCTCCTAAGGAGTACTGGGAGGAGAGGCGCGACCGTCTGAGGATGGCAAACCCGACGTGGGATGACACCAAAATCGAGAACGAGATAAGCACCCTGACTGATGAGCTCCTGCGCCAGATGCAGGACGTGCTGAGCGGAAAGGAGAACGCCGGAAAGTTCTTCTACTCGCTGGACATGCCTTCGGAGAGCGGAACAGGGCGGGTGTCCTGGTCCGTGGAGGCCATCGACCAGAAGATGAAGGATTTCGTGGAGGCGCAGCTGAAGATCTCGGAGGCCTCGGCATCGGCGATCACCTCGGGGATGGGTCTTCACCCGTCGTTGTCGAACGTGATGGTGAACGGCAAGCTGGCATCAGGTTCGGAACTGCTCTACGCCTTCAAGCTGTTCCTGCTTTCGGACACGGAGATCGCCTCGCAGACGATTCTGGAGCCGGTCAACCAGGCGATAGCGTTCAATTTCCCGGGCAAGGGACTGAAACTTGGGTTCTTCCACAGGCAGTTGTCGGCGGAGGATGCCCTTACTTCCTCGGCCAGGATTAAAAATCAGTGATTATGACGGATTTGTTCAACAGAAATCGGGACGGTTCCAAGGAACTTGAGGATCTGACCGGCCAATGGTACGCTTCCTCTCCTTTCAGGCTGATCGAGACGGAGATCCGGTTCGCCACCGATGAGGTGGCGCGGCTTGTGAGTCAGGAGGTGGTCAAGGAGGCCGCTGAGGCATACGATGAAGATGAGAAGCCGGAACTTGTGGCCGCTGTAAGGCTTCCGGTGGCGTGTCTTGCGTTGATGCGTTACGCCAAGCTTTCATCCGTGTCACACGAATCGACCGGACGGAAGGTCAAGATCGATGACAATGAGAGAAGTCCTTACGAATGGCAGATAGACAGGGATGACAGGGCGATGAGGGAGCGGTATTTCAGGGCTCTGGACGCTTTGTACACCTACTTGGAGACTTCCGGCAACGAGAACTGGAAGGCTTCGGCCAAGAGGACGATGACAGGCGAATCCATTGTCAGGAATATTCAGGAGTTCGAGGCTGTCTATCCCGTCGATGGAAGCTACTATGTCTATTATCTGCTCCAGTCGCTTGTGATCGAGCGGCAAAGGGCGGTGATAGGTCCGTTCGCGGGGGATAAGTGGGCTTCCATAGCCGACGGCTCGGCTGACGAAAGGGTGCTCTCGCTGGCCAGAAGGGCGGCCATACTGAGCGCCGTGATAGTGGCAGGGACGAGATGGAGCCTTGAGGTGTTCCCTGTCGAGATCGCAAGGCGGTTCTCCCCTACCTATCAGGGCAACAGGTCCAACCGTGTGGCCACGATGGATGAGATTGACTGGTACGTCGGCAATCTGAAAAGTGAGGTCAAGGACGCTTTGACGGATTTGTCGGCGCTGATCAACGAAGAGAAGGCGGACCCTAAGCTTTTGCCTGTGAATGACAGAAGGAACAAATTCTTTACCACCGAGTGATGAACACGATTGAGGTTTTCGAGACCGGCAAGGTCGTGCAGGTGCCTGGTTCGTGGAGTGAGATGACTCCGAAACAGGTGCGTGGGGTGTTCCGGATCTTCGAGTGGTGCCTTAGGCACGGAAAGTCTCCGTTGGACTTCAATGTGAGGGTGCTTTGGATGCTGCTCGGGGTGCGGAGGACTGTCAAGGGATGGTTTGCCGACATATTCGCCGGCCACAGGCCTACTTTAAGGGACGAGAACGTCTATCTGATGTGCGAGAGGTTCCTCGGGTTCCTGTTCTCGGAGGAATCGGCGGCGCTGACGTTTGATTCGGTCGCCAACCCTATGCCGGTGGTGCGTTCGGGGCTTGTTTGGCTTCACGGTCCGGGGGAATTGCTTCAAGATCTGACGTTCGGGGAGTTCAGGCACGCCTCGGCGGCTCTGAACAGGTTCTTCAGGAGCCACGAAACAGATGACCTGGATGAGTGCATCGCCTTTTTGTACCGTGTGCGGTCAGGGAAGGCCAACCGCGCTGGCCGTATGGTTCCCGATGTGGACCAACGGAACGCGAGGGTGCATATTCGCAGAGCATCGAGGTTGAAAGGGTGGCGGAAGAACCTTGTGATGATGTGGTTCTCGGCTTGTTTGAAGTACCTCCAGTCTGGTGTTCTGGAGATAGACGGGGAGGAGATAGACCTGTCGAGGCTTTTCGCCGGGGATGACAAGCCTTCCGGGGTCAGCTTCGGGTGGAATGACCTTCTGGTCGAGGTGGCCAAGGAGAACACGCTTGGAAACATCGACCGGGTGGATGAGGAGCCGTTGTTCTCGGTGTTGTCGATTATGTGGCATAACTATAAGGAAAGGAAGAGAAATGAGCAGATTATCAAGGCTTCAAAGGCTCACTGAGTACCTTGCGGGGTTGAAGATCCACTCCTGCCGGTGCTGTGGGCACATAGATCCGATTTGCACGACCGCGCAGTCGGACGCCACTTCCAAGCTGGCTCATCTTTCGGGTGTGCAGGTTCTCGTGGCGCGTCCGGAGGTGCATCAGCGCGGGGATTCGGACACGTTCCGGGAAGAGTTGGGGACGGTGATCTTCGTGTTGGAGAAGGGGCTTGGGCTGGACAAGACGGAGGAATCGGAGAATGAGCAGTATTCACGGCTCCTGGAGATCGCGGATTTGATTCTGGCCTATATCGCCGAGGAGACCTCAAGCCAGAACTGCCGTCTTGTGACGGGTTTGGCGTTGGCTTCGGTGGATGTGGTTCCGGAGGCAAGCGTCTTCGGCGGTTGGAGCGGGTACAGCATCGAACTATCATTTGAGTGATGGATGTCAGGGCGCGTTTTGTGAGCGAGATCCTTCAGGATGAGGGACAGAGGCTTCTGAGGAATCAGGGCAAGGCCATCGAGGCAAGGGTCAAGAAGCGTTCCGGGCGGCTGGAGTCGTCCAGGAGTGTTTCTGTGACCGGCGGCAGCGGCGCTTCGGGGACTTTGACGTTCGTCCACGTGGCCTACGAGCGCTTCCTGGACATGAAGCGCCTCCAGCGAGGAGACCAGTCCGTCAAGAGCAACCGCAGGATCCACAACCGCTATGTCTTCGGCGCTTTCGCCTCCATCGCCGAGCGCCTGATGTACGAGTTCACGGAGGATGCCGTCGCCCGGATAAAGGCGGCGGATCAGGGCAAACAATAAACAATTATCTATATGGCTAAAAGAATTACTGATGAGGATCTTCGGCTGAACCTGATTGTCAACGGGGATGGCGGCAGGAAGGAGATGCTTGCGCTGGACAGGCAGATGAAGGATTTGCAGAGTTCGACCAAAAGGACCAGGACTGAACTCAAGAATCTTGAGAAGGCTGGCAAGACCGGCTCACAGGAACACCAGAACCTGACGAAGACCCTGAAAGACCAGGAGAAGACCCTGACGGAATGCCGGGAAAAATACAACAAACTCAGGGATGCCGTTTCCCTTGAGAACAAGACGCTGGCCGAACTCCGCAACCATCTGAAACTGACACAGACGGCTCTTAGCAAGGCCGTTCCCGGGACGGAGAACTGGAAGAAGCTTAATGCCGAGGTCCAGCAGACCAAGGCAAGGCTTAAAGAGCTTACCTCACAGTCCGGGCAGACCAAGGGTGCGCTTGAGAAATTGTCAAGCGTCAAGGCCGGAGCTTTGGCGGCATTCGCAGCTATCGCCGGGGCAGTCAGAGGCGTGGCAAGGGCGTTCCAGAAGATAGTGGACTTCGAGCAGGCCAACGTCAACCTCTCCACTATCATCGGCAAGAACGTCAAGGACATCGAGGCGCTGACATATTCGGCGATGGAGCTTGGACGGACCACTGAATACACCGCCTCGCAGGTCACGCTGCTCCAGACAGAACTCGCGAAGCTGGGTTTCAAGGAGGGGGCGATCATGCAGATGCAGGGGTCCGTCCTGCACTTCGCCACGGCCATCGGGACCACCCTCCCGGAGGCGGCGGCGATGGCAGGAGCGACACTGAGGATGTTCGGGCTTGACGCCAAAGACACCGCCGACACCCTCGGGGTGCTGGTGCAGGGAGCCAACAACAGCGCGCTGAGCTTCTCCTACTACCAGACAGCGATGGCCACGGTCGGACCGGTGGCGAAGACATTCGGTTTCTCGCTCAGGGACACGGTCGCCCTGCTCGGCACTCTGGCCAACGCCGGGTTTGACGCCTCTTCCGCGGCCACTGCCACAAGGAACATCCTGCTTAACCTCGCGGACTCAAGCGGCAAGCTGGCGGTGGCCTTAGGCAAGCCTGTAAGCACATTCCCTGAACTGATGTCCGGGCTGAGACAGCTGAAGGCGCAGGGAGTTGACCTTAACACCACGTTGGAACTGACCGACAAAAGGTCTGTCTCCGCCTTCAACACGTTCCTTGACGGAGCGGACGCTGCCTTGGCTCTGAGGGATTCGCTTGAGGATGTCAACGGCGTGCTGAAGAATACAGCCGAGGAAAGGATCAACACGGTCGATGGTTCCGTCAAACTGCTCCAGTCCGCATGGGAGGGGCTGATCCTCTCGTTCAAGGAGTCAACGGGTCCAATCAAGGAGGTGGTTGATTGGCTGACAAAACTGATTGAAAAGACCTCGGATTTAGTGTCATCAGGGTCAAAACAGAGTTTCTACAAGGCTTTTTCCGAGGATTTCGCCAGAACGCTTGAAGATTTTCACGGCAATGAGGAGGTTTTGAAGTCCTACATCAAAGCAGCCCGCAAAATATACGAGAAAGGATTGTCCCAAGCTCAGGCGACTTACGACAATCAAAGCGGCTTCAGTCGTTGGTGGCACTATAGCGGCGACAAACTGAACATAGCGAGGAACGCCCTCGAAGGATTCGACCTCGCCGCCGCCCAGTACCTGAACGCGTCCGGTGGCGGAGCCGCCTCCTCTTCCTCCCCTGCGGGATCATCGCCGCCATCAAACCCACCAAGCCCTCCAAATCCGCAAAAAAACAAAGCCCTATGGTCATTGAGCAATGACGAGGCGTTCCTGACGGCCAAGGCGGAACTGACAAGGCGGTACAACGAGAAGGAGATCACCTCACAGGAGGAATATAACGAAAGGATCTATCAGCTGGAGGTGGCGACGCTGACGGCGAGGCTGGCGGCTCATAAGGATAAGGGGGCGGACAGAGCCAAGATCGAGAATGAGTTGCAGGAGAAGATCAAGAAGCATTCGGAGGATGCGTTGAAGAAGCGACAGGAGTACGAGAAGAAGGCGGCGGATCTGGCCAAGGAGGGAACAGCGATCATCAACGAGGCGGAGACGGACAAGACCAGGGCGGCGATGGACGGTGAGGAGGCCCGGTACCAGGCGGAATTGAAGAAGTTCAAGGAGACGCAGGTGCTGTACGAGAATCAGGCGGCGGTGCTGGAGGCTATCGAGAAGAAGCATCAGAATAAATTGCTGAAGATCAAAGAGGATGCTTCGAATAGGGAGTTGGCGCTGCTTGAGGCAAAACACAATACCGAAAGACAGAAAATCCTACAAGCGTATTCTGAAAGCCAAGCCAATGAACGCCCAAATTCGGTCGCCGTTTCCAAAGCAAAGAGAACAAAAGATGATGCTTTGGTCAGTGAGGATCTGAAATATTTGAATGAACTTAAAATCCGGTTGGAAAAAATCAGAGACGACAAAGGATTTGACGGCATAGAACTTCCAGAAGAAGAACTGGAAAAGTACAAATTAAAACTGGAGCAGACTATCACCAAGATCAACGAGTTGACGGCAACGCAGAAGAAAAGCAATGCTGGAATATTCGGTGGCACAGGCAACGGAGAGTTGTTCGGTGTGTCGCAAGAGAAATGGAACCAGCTTTTCGCCAACATCGCTACCGGCAAGTCTGGCACCGAGGATCTGCTTACCGCTTTGTCCGGAATCGGTGGAGCGGCTCAGGAAGGGTTTAAACTGGCAAGCCAAGCGATCGCCCTCACGGCTGCCAAAGAACAGCAGGACTTCAAGCGGTACCAGAAGGACAACGAGAAGAAAAAGAAGGCTCTCAAGTCTCGTTATGATGCCGGTCTGATGTCTCAGGAACAGTACAATGCAAGGGTCGAGGAGATGGAAGCCGAGGAAGAGGCCAGACGTGAGGAGATGGAAATCAAGCAAGCCAAGCGTTCCAAGGCTCTCAGTTTGTCACAAGCGATCATACAAACATCTTTGGCGGTGATGAAGACCTATGCCGAATGGGGTGGCTGGCCGGCCGGTGTGGCTCCTGCCGCCATAATGACGGCATTGGGTGCGGCTCAGATCGCGATGATCGCGGCGCAACCGGTCGGCGCCGAGGAAGGTGGTTTCGTGAACACTCGCCGGGCTCAGGACGGAAAGGCCTTCAAGGCGCGGCTTTCTCCTGACAAGAGAGGCTTCGTCTCCTCCCCTACCGTACTTGTGGGTGAGAACGGCGGTGAATATGTGATCCCGGCTGACGGACTGAGCAATCCGACATTGCTGCCGTTCGTGGCGACGATGGAGGAGGCTCGGAAGGCTGGAACGTTGAAGAGCCTGAACTTCGAGGCGGTCTATCCTGTGGGAGCCGCTATCGGTCGGGAAAGCGGTGGGTTTACGAACACTTCAACAGGCTCAGTGACCGGAAGCGGCTCGGTGTTCGGAGGGAATGTCGCTTCGGCAAGGTCAGCGACAGATGAAAGGTTGCTGGAGGCTATCGAGCTTCTGAACAAAAGGCTTTCCGTGCCTATCAAGGCGGATGTGTCGATGCTGGGGAAGAACGGGATCATCGAGCAGACGGAGAAGTACAACAGGGCGAAACGCCGGAGTACCTACGGCAGGTAGCGAAAGTTTTTCTGCATTTTTTTTCGCAAAACTCTTGGAAATTGAAAAACGAAGTTGCATATTTGTAATGAACTACATATCTAATGGCATCTTTAGCGGTCAAGTTTTTATCCGTTATCGATGCTAACATATTAATAAAGGGATATTTTGCCCTCCGTATGGTCGTCACAGGCGAAAGCGGTGACTGTATCTGGCCGCAAGGCTTTTGGATATGTAGTTCAGACCTTTAGCGGAGGGCTTTTTAATTACAATTAGTCATGAACTACACTAATTCAAACAACGCGGCTGCTGCCGCTGAAAGCCACAAGATCGGGGCTGATTCATTCATCATCGAGACCAGGATTGAGCTGTTCCGGATCGCCGACCGGTTCTCCGAGTGGGAGAACCGGATGTGCGAGAGCAAGGAGCTGCTGATGGACGGAAGGCTCGACAATGAGATCAGGACGATGAACACCGCCTTCTACCAGTTGGACGAGGCTCTGAGGAGGATCATGAACGAGGAGTTGGAATTCGACATCCTCCGCCACGACACCGTTACGGAGTGATTTTTGCAAGGATTTGTCTGACAATTAATTCTGAACGAGTATGAGAAGGTTAATCATTGCTGTCGCTATAATGCTGATAGGGTTCGGCGGAACTTGCTTCGGAAGGAAGCTGGCTGATCCGGACACGCTTACGTTCAAGAAGACATATTCGATGCCGGGGATGAGCAGGGATGAGCTTTATCGCTTTGTCAAAGGTTGGCCTGATAAAAGGTTGGGACTTGAATACGTTGGTGATCCTTTGGGGTATTCTGGGTATGATGCAAAGAGTTACGTTGGACGCTTTTATGGTCAAAAATTGCCGAATACCATCGCAGATATTCATCCATACATTGATTTATATTTCCGCGATGGCGAATTTGATCTTGTTTTTACACGGATTTCCGCAAGTTGGAGACACAACTATATTGATTGCTTGTCTTCACAGGATGACAGATTCAACCGCAATGTGTTTTGGCGAATGTCGTACAGTATGAAAATCCTTGACCAGATAAGGGAGCGTTCCAAGGAGTTGTTCGAGATAGTCACCGCCTCGATGGATCATTACCTTGAGGTCGGCCCGCCGGTGGAGCTGAAGAAACTCTGACAATCCCGCCGTCCCATACAGCCGCCTCAGGGCGGCTGCCTTCACGTCAAGAATCCACTGTTCTTTGATCCTTATCACGAGATCAATCCCTGACATTCATTGATCTTGTTGTCCTTTGTGGCCGCCTGAGGGCGGCTATTTTTGTGCCATAAATGGGGAATTTATGGTTAGGATACTGACAAAGGACTACACGGAGCTGGATCTTACGAAGGGGTTCGAGTTCCAGATCGAGATGGAGAACCCGATGCTGGACGAGGAGCATATCCCTTCAGCTTTCAGCACGCAGATCTCGTTTCCGCCGTCGCCGGTGAACAGGAAGGTGTTCGGCTACACTCCGGCGATGTTCCTGGCGCCGAACGTGAAGAGGCTGGAGGCCTCGGTGTGGATCGGCGGCGTGCCTTTCGTGACCGGCACGCTGGTGTACGACGGCATCGAGGACGGGTGTCTGATGTACACGTTCACGGAGAAAGTGGTGGAACTGGAGGGGAAGATCTGGGATCAGGAACTACTGCGCTTCAGCATTACTTCCCTTCCTAAAAAAGATGACCTGTTCACCACTCCTCTGCTGATCAACAGACAACACGTCGCAGACCACCCTTTTGCCGAAAAAGATGTCAAGGAGGCGTGCAGGCTAAAATACTACAACTACAAGGACAACGACACGCCGTTGACCTACGACTCGTTCATCCCCGCCGTCTATGTCTCGGCCATCCTGGGCAAACTACCTATCGACTTTATCCCTGACATATTAGGCAAACCTTTGGCACTCGGCGGACACCCTGAGAATTATCCTCTTGCCATCCTCGCACCATACCACAGCATCCTTTTCAACGACCTCCACAAGAACGGAGATCCCCGGGAGGGTCCCAGACGCGGAGCTCCTGCCAGAGTGGACTCCTACACAGACATCGCCAACTTTCTTCCGGACATCACCTTCGCGGATCTGCTGAAGAACCTGGGCGCCATCTTCTGCTCCGCGTTCTTTCAGGAAGACGGAAGACTCCGGATGATGTCAGCAAACTCAATCCTCACATCTGGGGACGCGATGGATCTGGACGGAAAAATCTCTGATGACTTCTCCTCGGAGTCCGCCTTCGCCCAGAAATACAGCTTCGGCTACCAGGAAGGCGAAGCCGGGGAATATGACATCGACAGACTTGAAAGGGATATCGCGAATGGCAAAGTCGCGACTTTGGGACAATTTGAGATCGAGGACCTCTTCGCACAATTCAAAGATGACTACACTGTCGTTTTCTGCGATTCAACGAAGGATGTCTATTCCGGCAGGCACTACCGTGTCAAGACCGGCACGCGCACCGAAACTTATTATGAGGATGTACAGCAGGGAGAGACATGGGTGACCGTAGAGAAGACCAGAGAGGTGGACGTGTTCGCCGATTACTATGAATCCGATGTAATCTATCAAGGGAGCAAGACCGAGGAAACAACGGTGGAGGACAAGGACGCAGAGGGATTCAGCAACATCTCCGATTTTCTGGCAGTCAGATGCGTTCCCGAGAAGACGAACGCTAGCAATGCTATGGCTCCTATCATTAATCCGGAGGCTGTTTCCGGGGACAGGAGCAAAAAAGCTTATATCGGAATAATCCACCTGTACAACTGTCTCGTCAGTAACGGCTATTCCGCGACCTACTCCAAGATGGACGCAATGTTCCAAGGCCGGGGGGCAATCACTCCCGACGCTCTTTGGGACAAGTACCACAAGGCTTTCGCCCAGTGGCTGGGAAAGACGAGGCAGAGGGTGGCCGTGGACGTGAACCTCACGCCTGTCGAGCTGCACAACTTCAGGCTGTACAGGCCTGTGTACTTCAAGGGGAGGAAATGGATCGTGGCGAAGCTCTCGGTGACGGTGGCGGCGGGTTCGGACAGGGTCTCCACCAGAGGCGAGTTCATCGAAATCTGATGTCCTTTCCCAAGGATGTTACATGTGGTAATTTTGCCATAGCAAGGGGCTCTACGCCCCGGATAACAGAAGTAATGGAATTTACAGGTAACATACAGTTCGCTGACGAAAGCTCCTGGCTGACGCTGACAACGGAATCGGATGACACGGTTACGATCTCCGTCAGGCTCAACACCTTTGTCCCCAATCAGGAGGTCATGAGTTTTGAGGTGACTCCAAACTCTGGCATAGTACGGTTGCCGGCGGGGGAAATACTCAGGGTTCTGAAAGGCAACGGTGTCGGGATGATTACAGGAGTATTCGCAGCCACGCAAGGCACGTCGTCTTGCTCGTACAGTTTCAGTGTGCTGCCTTGCCGGAAGTTCGCCTACAAGTCGCTTGCCGCGACCATATTCACGACAAGGCCGGAAAAATCTCCTGTCTATGTCGGAGCCGAAGACAGACTCTGGTTCTACAGGATGGCGGGTGATGTCTCCACCTATGTCAGATTTAACTATCTTGCCGGAGGCTCATCCGGCAACTACGAGCTCAGTCCCACGTATAGCAGTAATCTGAAATATTATGACCTTGACATTTCCACAGACACGATGCTGGCGACCGCTTCCGCAAAGGGACTGGACGTGTCAAACATAGTGTCCTATGATGTTTGGATAGAGTGTTCCGGAAGCAAGTCAACGGTATATTCTTTCGACATCAAGAGGATGCGGTTGCCGCTGAAGACGTACCGCTTCCTTGGCCGCCGCGGAACGTATGAATATATTCATGCGACAGGTAATTTCAGCCGCTCGATAGAGTCTGAGACTCAGGTGTTCGTGACTTCAGGGATAGAGCAGGAGCTGGAGAATGACTATTCGAAGACCTTCGAGCAGAACTCAGGGCTCATCGAGAGTGTCGGGATGAACGGGTACTGGCTTGATTTCCTTGCCGCAAAGAAGAGGTACATCATCGAGAAGGACGGTGAGGAACGGGAGATCATCGTAGACGAGTTCAAGACTTCGCTGACGGATCGATCCGTCGGAAGCCTGACGTTCAGGTGGCATTATGCAAACCCTAACAACACTGTCATTGACAAAGTGGACATCGACATCACAGGACTTGGCATCCTCGGGCCGTCCACCGTGAACGACGTAAGCAACACGGCGCAGTTCCAGGTGACATATTCACCGTCGAACACGACACAGCGGAGCATAACCTGGAGTGTGGTGAGCGGTTCGGACTATGCGTCCATCGATGGCAACGGAATGCTTACGGTAAAGAGTAACGCAAAGGGGTCCGAGGTCAAGGTCAGGGCGACAAGTACAGACAAACCAAACATCTACGCCGAGAAGTCAGTGAACGTCACCTATTTTTCGGCTGAAGTCAGCATCAGCTTCCAGAAAGACAGCATAGGGGTCGAGGCAAAGGCCGGCACCGTGACAAACACGTTCACCACGACAGGACTCACCAACCTTCGGGTGTCCGCCTCCGGAGGGATGACCATAACCACGGGGCCGTCGATCACCGGTTACCTCATCGGGTTCGCCTATGCGGAGAACACGGGCAATTCGGCGAAAATGGCCACGGTCACCCTGACAGGAGACAGAACGGACGGCAAGGGAACCTTCTCGAAGTCGTATACGGTCTTACAGAAAGCGGCGGCATCAGCCGAAGATCCATCGTGGGATCTTCCTTCTTCATACCTCGGAGAATATCTGACCTTGAATCCTGCCGGCGGCACCTTTGACATAAACATAAGCGATCCTGCGAGAGCAGGCTGGAGAGTAGTGTTCGATAGTCCTCTGACGTTAGAGTCAGGCTCTGCGACCGGAACAGGCCAAGGGAAACTGTCGATCAGATACCCGGCCAACGACACCGGTTCTTCGCGCAGTTTCGAACTCCTACTCAAAAGCGGCGTGAGTTATTTAACAAGCTGTGTCGCCAAACAAGCAGCCAAGGCGGAGACTCCGAAAGCCGACCCGTCCTGGAATTTGCCTTCAACCTGGATCATCAAAGCCGACGGAAGCAATGCTCCATCTATCCAGGTCACTGACAACGACAATGTTGGCTGGAGGTTAGTCCTGCCGGATTGGATCCAGACGGAGGGCGGCATGACGGAGGGGACCGGCACGTTCTCCCTGATGACGGCGGCGGAAGGCAACGACGGTTCGGAAAGAACCGCAGAACTGCGGCTCGTCAGCACTGACGGCAACACAACCTACGCCGTATGCAGCGTGACACAGAAAGCGGCGGCATCGCAGGAACCGTCAATCACATTCTCCATGAACAGTGCCACGGTTAAGGCCACGCTCACTGTTTTGACGAATCCGATGTCCTACCAAAACCTTACAGGTTTGAACGTGACGGTGTCCGGGGATCTTTCGGAGGCTGCGGCCACCATCGAATCCGCCGCGGTTAAGGTTACTTTCGCACAAAACACCTCTTCCTCCAAGCGCGTCGGGACGATCACGGTAACAGGAACCAGAACGGACGGCAAGGGAACATATTCGAAGTCGTTCACGATTGAACAGTCGGCGGCAAAGGCCGCCATCACCTGGGATCTCCCGGCGACGCTGGCATTTGAGGCTGGTGGCGACGGAGTGGTTTTCAATATAACAGACAAAGACAGCGCCGGCTGGAGATTGACTCTTCCGGACTGGTGCTTTGTCAGCGACGGGATCACCGTGGGATCCGGCGACCGCGAAACCGACTTTGTGGTAAGGGCAAATGACACAGGTTCTGCAAGAACCGGCACTGTACAATTGGTAAGCACAGATGGGAATACTGTCTATGCTACTTGTTCCGTAACCCAGGAGGAGGATACGACTATAGAACAAGGATAAAAGAAGCAATTGCATGAACTCAAGCATAAGACATTAATGAATATGAACAATCATTGCGCATACAACGAAGGAAACGACATTTTCCATGTCGTCAGGGGAAATGATTTCCCTATCAGGATCTGCCTTTGGTCGAAAGGACTGACGTTCGGCCAAGACAGAGCCTACGAATTGGAGGGCTGCTCCGAAATAATGGCGAAGGTGGTAGGTCCCGACAGGAAAGTCGCCGTCAAAGCACGGGTTGTCACGACCAACGAGATCAGAGGACTCGTTGAAACCGGCTCTCTCCCGGTAGGCGACTATGGGGTGGAAGTCGTTTTCGTCAATGGCTCCGGCATCAAAAAGAGGATACTTCTGCACGGAGTCATAAGGGTCGCCCCATGCAACGATGCTTCCGGAGTTCAGGAAGACAGTTGTATTGTCAATCTCTATGTGGATAAAGAGACATCGGGCAGTGGAGACGTCCCTGGTCCCTCACCAGGAGAATCCTGCAAGCCTGACTCCGAACTTTCTGAGACCAGTGAGAATTGCGTGCAGAACAGAGTCGTGACAGGAGCCATAAGGGAGCTGCAAGACTACTGCTTCCCGACTTCACTTGAGGCTTCCATCTCGCCGTCTTCGGCAGAGTGGACAGGTAACTCAGTAGAGGTCAGCGTATCTTTCAGGGTTTTCAGAAACTCTAAGCCGGTAGTAGCTGACACTGTCCAAATCCAGTTCAACGGCGAGACTAAGACCCTGGAGAAGGTAGCTGAGGGCACAGAGAAATTCGTTCTCTCTGCCCAAGGCCATAAATCTGGCTCAGTCACCGCTAAGAAAGACTCTACTGCTATAAAGAACTCACCAAGGCCTATCAGTGTTAATCTCTATCTTCCGGTCTATTATGGCTTCTCTAAAGCCACCACTGGAAATGAGTTGACAATCGCTTCTCTGACCAAGGGTGGGGCTTCTCTCAATGGTACCAGGACTCTCACCAATGATGATACTACTAAGTATCTGTGGCTCTGTGTTCCTAACACCATGTCAATCAACAAGGTTACATCTAGTGGCTTCGATGTTCCATTCTTGGCTCCAGTAGAGGCTTCCACTCCACTGGGAACCTACAAGTGCTATCGAACTCAGGATCTTCCTGGTGCTGGCTCTATGACAATTGTTATCTCTTAAAACTTAGAATATCATGGCAGATTATATCAAGATCTATGGAGAACTAAGACGACCATTAGAGGGACAATATGTCACAGATTCGGACCAGGTCAAGCACAAGAATGAGGCCTTAAAAGAGGTTCTCGATAGAGTCGATGGGGTCACCTACGTAGATGTCCCAGAGCTTGAGGACGATTACATTATTCAGGCAAGCGCATCTCACAAAGAGACGGTCTATACTATCGAAGTGGGAGCAACCACTCATGCTATCGTGGGTGACTCCACCATCAAATGGATGAACGGTGAGGCTCCTGTCACTCAAGCTGATCGCATATACGTGGTCTCAGTGATTGGGTCTCTGGCCGTCTGGGGAGAATTTCCAAAAGCCTAAGCTATGAGTGTATTTAGAGCTCTGATGATGCATAAGCATCAGTCTCTGGGGGAGTTCGTCAAACTCATTCCAGAAAAAATAGAATTCATAGAACTAGAGAGCACTAAAGATCTGAACATAGAGTCTAATGCTCCCTGGACCCTTGGAGTTAAATACAACGACTAAACACAAAACAATGGTTAATCTATTAATTTCTTAAATCATAAAAAGTATGGCAAAACCGAGTTGGATTAAACTGGGCAAGAGCTCAGGTTCCATGAACGATTCCACAACTGTTACCGCCCTTGAGTACACGGGTCGTCAGCAGAGAGGTGGAACAATCACCGCTAAAACAACCGGAGGTGCAACCGACACAACTTCCGTTTCTCAGGCCGGTAAGGCTGAGTTCATTAATGTGCCGACCAAGACTTACAATGCCGCTGCAAAGGGTAGCAACTCTGACGGTTCTGACACCATTCAGATCACTGGTACCGCAAATACGGCAAACATCAAGGTGGCCGAGACTACGGGCATGATTATCCCTGGGGCCACCTACAAGATCCAAGTCAACGCAGTCAATGATGATTCTTGGGATGGAAAGACTGACACTGGCATTGATGACGATCCGGGTAAGGATGCTCAGTTCACTTTCACTATCGACGTCAAGATCCCAGAGAACAAGACTGAAGCTGCCAGAACATTGGAGATCAAGCTTCAGAATGGTAACGGCGATGTTGTCACTGATGCTATCGCCATCATTCAGGCCAAGGGTGTCAAGTCTTATGGTGCTGTTACCCTCACCGTGGGTACTTATCAGCAAATCCCTGCTGCCGGTGGTACCGTTGATGCCCCTTCTGTTTCCTTCTCCCAGCCTTGGGGATGGAACGGTGTTACCTCGGGGGGTGGCACCATTACTACCGGTGGCACTGTTGCTTATGCAACTAAGACCGGATGGCCTTCATCTCTTACCCTTGCCACAGCTACGGGTCAGGTATCTGCGGAATCTCGTACAACCGTGGTTGGAGACGTGATTTCAGGCACTGTAACTATCACTCTCAATGCTAATGGCAAGTCTGCTTCCAAAGAGGTTTCAGTTAGTCAGCAAGCCAATTCCGTTACTTATGCAGTTACGGATGTGACACTGGCTGCTCCAGCTGACATCCCAGCTTCCGGAGGTTCAGTATCTTCTACTACGGTTACAGCCAAGGGTTCACAGACTTACACCTCGGGATCAGTCACCAGTGATGTTGCCCTCACCAACGGCTCTGATGATTGTACCATCACCTTTAGTGAGGGAGTTTCAGCTGCTTCACTTGGTACTACTGTTACCAACAGAACTAAGAAAGGCACTCTCACTGCTACAGTTACCTGGAAGACTACAGCTACCAAGTCCGCTTCTGTGGATGTATATCAGGCAGCCAATACCGCCACTTACGGTGACATCACCTTTGACTCTGCCGTTGCCACAGAGGTTTCACTCAAGGCTGACGGTACCCAAAGCCGCAACATGACCGACAACTCCAATGTTGGAGCCAAGCAGACTGTCACCTATACTTCGGGTGCTACCAGAACAGAGGCCAGCGCTACTGCTGCGGTTGTCTTTGACCTCAGTCCAAAGGTCAAGACCGCTGCAACTGGGTTTGCTCTCTCTTCTGACGGCATCGTCTCTGTTGGAGCCAACCCTACTACGGAGCCTCGTGGAGGCTTCGTTGTGACGGTTACTGTCACTGGCGAGGGCAGCAAGACTGCCACCAGAAACTTCACGTTTAGTCAGCAGGGGTCTTCTTCCTACATCAACCTCACTCCAGAGAGCCTCACCTTTGTGGCTGCCGGAGAATCCAAGACGCTCAATATAGAGTCAAACGACAGCTGGACTCTTGAATAAGACTGTCATAAGGTGGGAGGGGGTGAAACCCCTCTCATCTTCTAATTTATTCTAAAAAACAGAATAACCATGGCAAAACCAAGTTGGATCACTGTAGTATCTGGGTCTACAGGAAGTGGCTCAGGGACAAGATCACTAAAAGCAAGCTCCCATACTGGAAGATCAAGCAGATCAGGCTCTATCAAAGGAGTTACCTCTGGTGGAGCCTCTGATTCTGTAGTTCTCTTACAGGTTGGAGCTGGTGAGTTTATCGTGGTAGACAAGACTTCCTATTCTGTTGCAGCTCTGGGTGGCACCGTGAAAATCACTGGCACCAGCAACTCGCCGTCTCTGAAGCTGACTAATCTCACTGATTCATCTTTACTTTCAAACTTTGCTCTGAAGGTGAACGGGACTGCCTATTCCTGGGACGGAAACGTCTCTCATCAGATATCTGGAGATCCTGGGGCATCTAGCTCTTACACTTTTGAGATCTCCTTTGACGTGGCGGAGAATCAAACTGAGTATTCCAAGAACATCACTTTCAGGCTCCGTGATTCGAGTGATCCTGGAATATCTTCTGAAGCCATCACCATTACCCAAGCGGCTGGTGAGAAGACCTACGGCACCGCAAGTGTCTATATGACATATTCTAATTGGAATATCGGCGCAGAAGGAGGTGTTGCCACCCCTTCTTACGGATTTTCAATCCCTTGGGGATGGAATGGTAAAACATCTGGTGGTGGGACTCTTACTCAATCTAATTCTTCTCATTCTGTAAAATACACCTATTATACCGATCCTCCTGGTTCCCCTTATAACTGGACCTTAGACGAGTATACAGGAGAGATAGTCATGAATTCTCTGGGAAAGAACATCACTGATTCTTATAAGAGCGCCCGTATTAAGATAACCATTGTCGTTAATGGTCAGACCTTAACTTCCACCGATTTTGTAAGACAAGATCCTAATAAGGCTACCTACACTTTAAATTCTGCTTCTGTTTCATTAGACGATATCCCAGCATCGGGTGGCTCAGCTGACTCACCAAACTTTATCTCAGCTTCAGGCAAGATTGATTATTCTTCTGGAGAATCCGATACTCCTACTATAACATCCTCAGATGTTATCATTACGTTGTCTAAAACGGTAAATGGCTCGAATCTTGGTTCAACTATTAAAGCCAAGACTAAACTCGATACGGTTACAGCTACTATAACCTGGAATGGCTCTAAAGTAACCCAAAGTATTGATGTATACCAACAGGCCAATCAGGTAACCTATTCATCAGTTAATGCCACATCTTCTACTGTAATCATTCCAAAGACGGGTGGGGATGTAGATATAGCTGCTAAGGTTTCCCCGAACCAGACAGCCACTTATACTTCGGGTGCTACTAGAACTATAACTGATTTTACCTATGAGTTCACATCAGTACCAAGTTTGGTAACCATTGATGAGCTTAATCTCAAGGCCACTGTTGGTAAGAACATCACGGGTTTAAGCAGGGACGATACTATTGAAATGAAGATAACGGGCGAGGGGAACAAGTCAACTACAGCATCAATATCCTACCATCAGGAGTCTTTAGTTATGCCTTCTTGGAATGTTCCTACTACATTCCGCTTCGATAACAATGGTCAGAGTGATCTATCTCCAACAGGCTTGGATTTGAATATCTCTGATCCAGATAATGTGGGTTGGACTATCGATGGTCCTTCTTACGTTGGCAACAGTTTAGTAAGTGGCGACTCGCTACCAATAAGTGGTACCGGAAATAAGAGCTTGTCTCTGGCACCTGATGTTAACACTTCTTCAGAGAGAACCTTTGATCTCGTTCTTAAAGCTTCTACTGGAGCTGTAATTGCTACTTGCAATTGTACACAAGATGCTTCAGAGGCTCAGAATACCGTTGCAATGAAGATTGCAATATCAAATGCTGATCAAGTGTTAGATGTAGCGGATCATAATCCAGAAGTATGTATTAATACCAATGGCTTGACTATAACGGATGGTTTATCTTTGGGAACAATTGTATCAATGGATTCACAATACATATACATTGATATTCCAGAGTCTAATGTTGCCGAATTATACAACAAGTTGCAGGTTGACTGGAAATATAATCAGTTCTTATATGTTCATATATTAAACGGATCCACTAATCCTGATACTGTTTATAATAATGAAACGTCTGAACATACAGACTTTTATAACAATGAGAACTTCTTGTTATGTGAAATTGCAAAAGTTCAAGCAGATCTTTTTGCCAAAGTTGAAAATGTCGTTACTTCTCATGGTTCAATTATGCTTGAATCTGATTGTATTATTGAAGAATATCAAACTAGATACCATGCAGTCATTAAAACAGATGAACCTTTGAGCTCATATATATCATCACAATTCTCTAGTGAGAAGTTTGGTCTTGTTTGGTTAATGAATAGGGATAACAATACAAGTTACTTGCCTATATTTCCTTATGTAACGGGTGTAGATGCAGGTGGATCTGTACCAAAACTTAGGATGGATGTATACAGGTGCATTCCAATGCCGTTATCAGTTTTCAAACTAAATAATCTAGCTTTTGTTACTGATTTTGCCGCCACAGAAGCTACCCTTATTGGTATTGTGTCAATTTCAGAGATCAAAACAGGTAATTCAAGTTTATTAAATTTGCCTACCTTTGATTTGTCAGAAACCTATTTTGGAACAGAAGTTCCTGGATTTGATTCGTCTGTTGTGCTTGAGATGCAAAATCCATCTGTGTTAGATTTAAGTAATAGTGTATCTACTGGTTTCCAGGGTGATATAATTATTACCTTATATTGTGATGATATGTTCCTTGATATATCATAGTTTATGAAAATAAAAAGAAGATTGCCAGATTTATGGGTACCCTATAATCTGATAGGGCTGTATGTTGAATTGACGGACACGGGGGGTGGAGCATGATGGAAGGTTTCAATGCCCACATCCTCTCGGACGAGGCTTCCGCGGGGAGTGTCGTGGTCGGCACGGGCATATCGGCCACATTGTTGTTGTTTTTCCAGCAATCATTTGAGAGGATGCTACCATATCTCGTCATCGCCGCCGTGGTCATCCTGATCGACCTCGTGTTCGGCATCAGGGCAGCCCGGCGCAAGGGCGACCGGATCAGGATAAGCCGGGCAATAAGGCGCACGATAGGAAAGGCGGTGGAGTACTTCTGCTGGGCGGTGCTGGCCTCCTCGTTGGCCGTGGCCACGGGCTACACCATCATCGAGACGGGGCTGATGCTCGTGGTCATCGGCGTGGAGCTGATAAGCATCGCGCAGAACTGGTACTTCTGGAAGTTCGGCCACAAGGCCGGGGTCAAGGTGGACGCGGCGAAGGTCATCGAGGCCGTGGTCGAGGCCAAGACCGGGGCGAACATCGAGGGGGCGATAACGATAAACAAAGCGGAGGAATCCGAAAACAAAGAGGAGGTCAAGGATGGCAAGGAAGATTAACCACATCATAGTGCACTGCACCGCCACACCGGAGGGCAGGTGGGTGACGAACGAGGATATAACGAGGTGGCACAGGGCACGCGGGTTTCGCACCATCGGCTACCATTATGTCGTCTACCTTGACGGCACGGTGCACGCCGGGAGGCCGGAGAACGAGGTCGGGGCTCACTGTCAGGGACGCAACGCGGACAGCATAGGCGTGTGCTACGTGGGAGGTCTCGACAAGTCCGGCAAGGCCAAGGACACGAGGACGCTCGCGCAGAGGGAGGCTCTCACGAAGCTCCTGAAGGATCTGAAGGCGAGGTACCCGAACGCGGAGATAAGAGGCCACAGGGACTTCGCCAGGAAGGCGTGCCCGTGCTTCGACGCCACAAGCGAATACAAGGCCTTGTGAGTTGTCAAAATATGAAAATTGTTTGACGCAAATATATTGACGTGTTATGAAAGAGATTATCAATTTCCTGAGGCTCCTGTGGGAGCTTCCGCAGAACCTCCTGGGGTTCTTCCTCTTCCAGGTCTACAGTCTGGACTGCATGTGTATGGAGATTACCTACGGCGATGTCCGCATCCTCTACTCGGAGAGGATGAAAGGCGGCATAAGCCTCGGGCGGTTCATCATCCTCCCGTGGCGTTACCGCGGGGATTACAGCAAGGGATCGTACATAGAGATGAGCCACATGCACGAGTGGGGACATACAAGGCAGTCGCTTTATCTCGGATGGCTCTACCTTGTCGTGATCGGGCTTCCGTCGCTCCTTTGGGCGTGGGCGCACTCCGCGTTCAGGAGGCTGCGGACGGTGGACTACTACTCGTTCTGGACGGAGCGGTGGGCTGACAGGCTCGGGGGCGTGAGGCGATGAAGCCGGGGTGGATCCTTCTGCTTGTCGCCGCGCTGGTGGCGGCTGTCTCCGTCCTGAGCTGGAGGCTGGGCTACCGCTCGGCGGTCGCCGAGTCCATCGAGACACCCAAGGCAGATACGCTGATCGTAAGGGACACCGTCACCGTGGAGTACCCCGTCCCCATCCTAACCACCATCACTGACACACTCCTTGTCGCCTATCCCGACATCGTGATCATACACGACACCACCTTCGTCCAGCTCCCCAAAGAGCGGAAGGAATATTCCGGCAAGGACTATCGTGCGGTGGTGTCCGGCTACCAGCCAAGCCTCGATCTGATCCAAGTCTTTCCGGAAACGAAGACAGTCACCAAGATCATTTCCGCGCCGTCACGAAAAAGACACCACTGGTCAGTAGGCATCCAGGCCGGTTACGGCATAACCTTCCAGGACAACCGCATCACCCCGCTACCCTACATCGGCGCCGGTCTCTCCTACAGCCTTGTCGAGTGGTAAAATGGTTAGAAATAGGACTCGTGGTGACGGATGGACTCGTTGGCGGTGCGGGTCTCCAGAGGGGTGTAGAGGTCGGTCATCTGGAGTGAGTGATGACGGGCTTGGTCACGAACAGAAAGGAGATCGGTGCGAGCCTTGATCAGATCCGTTATGCCGGTGTCCTTGAGGCTGTAGAACTTGTACTCGGACGGGAGCCTCAGATCCTTCTACAGATGGTAGGTCCAGAAGTCTCCGAAATGTTTCGCAGGATGGTGTTCAGGCCCAGGACGAAAGCCGGAACTAAAAAGATACCAGTCAGCGGGGCTTGACAGCACATCGAGGTCGAGCATCAGTTTGAGGACACAATCAGG